CTCAAAACTGGAAGCGACCATTAGTTATCTAGAACAGGACGTGTAATATGTCAGGCTTTTTAACGGGCAACATAACAAACGTACAAGCATCTCAGATTTCTAATGATGCTATAGATAGTCAACACTATGTGGACGGCTCTATTGATACTGCCCACATTGCTAATGCAGCAATAACGACTGAAAAAATTTCTGCTAGTTTTGCATCTGACAAAGATATAAGGGCGTTAGCTCTTGAGATGGCAGACGTTAAAGGTGTAGCGTTAAACTTTGCGAATGGTCAAGCTGACCCCTTCGACAGTGACACGATGGGTACTAAAGCAGGGGCCACAACGCTCTACGATGCTACTAATGACTATTATCACAATCCCGATTTTGAAGCTCTTGTTTCCGATGACTCTACAACGTGGGGTTCTCAAGCTCATATCTTGGGCGGCGGTGCAACAACTGGTCTTAATCCTGAGTCTGTTGATTTAGCAAACAGTAACAATAGTTGGTGGTATGCCATTGACTTTGGCTCTGGCAATGAAATGGATATTATTAAAGGCACAGCCACTTGGTCAGGGGGTTACAACGGAAATGTTGGAGGTGCATGGGAATACTCCGACAATAATAGTAGTTGGACTAGCGTAAACACTATTACCGGCGGTCAGACCACACCGATGGTCGATACATGGTCATCTGCTGGAGCGCATAGATATTGGCGATTAAGAATCGATTCATGGGATGGCTCAGCTGTAATTGCTGTTAATCAAGTCCGACTGGAACGAACGCCTGTTTCAACAGCTAACATGACCCTTACTAGTAGTGCATTGACTGCGGCTTCTGCACCGTCAAATGGTTTTATCACTGTTCAAGCCGACCCTGTAGATTCAGTAACAATCAACACTGATCTCAAGGCTGAAATTAGCAGGGATGGTGGTAGCAACTGGACAACCGTGACGCTTGTGGCTGGCGCAACAAACAGCAACTTCATCAATTATGAAGGCAGTGCCGACATCTCAGGGCAACCTAGTGGAACTTCAATGAAGTACAGGGTTACAACCCTTAACACCAAAGAAATCCGCGTCTCAGGCGTTGTATTAAGGTGGACATAATATGAGTAACTTTTTAAATTTTGCTGGCAATCAAGGCGTAACTTTTAAAGACCACGGCACAGGTGGCGGCACTTCATTCACGCTTGATGCTACTGCTAGTACGAACTCTGTGTTGCTCACGGTTGGGGGCATACTCCAATCTCCCGGCGTAGACTTTTCGGTAAGCGGCACAACAATAACAACGACTAGCAGCGTGACCAGTGGCGTTGAAGTTCTTAGTTACATCGTACACAAACCCGGCACCGCACCAACCATTCAAGATAGCTCTGTAACGCGAGGGAAACTCGATTTAGTTTCTACGTCATCCGCACCCGGTGCAACTATTAAAGGCGACGGGACTACAGACGGGTATATACAGCTTAACTGTTCTCAGAATAGTCACGGCATAAAACTTAAATCACCAGCACACAGCGCGGGAGCTTCATACACGTTAACCTTTCCTACGACGGATGGGAATGCAAACGAGTTTCTTCAAACAAATGGTTCGGGTGTAATGACATGGGCTGAAGCTGGCGGCGGTATTCTGTTGCAGATTGTCGAGATGACCATAGCCAAAGCCAATGGAACCACAACAATACCTTTTGACGATACTGTCCCGACCAATACCGAAGGAACGGAGATCGGCAGTCAAGCCATCACAATGGCCGACGACAGCAACAAATGCCTGATCGAAGGCCAGCTTCAAATTGGTATTGATGACGTTGCTTTCGGACCCATTGTTGCGGTTTTTCGCGGCAGCACAAATATCGGCACTTATGATTACGACCAGACCAACAGCCAAGCACAAACGCAGTCGATCCCCATCCATATTCTGGACAGCCCTGCAACGGCGGGATCGGTGACATACTCGGTGAGGATCGGCGTGCAGGGTTCAGCAACTTGGCGTTTGAACTTTGGCACTTCCGGTGATGATTATGGAGGATCAAGAAAGTCAACTTTATTCCTAAAGGAGATTTCAGCATGAGCGTAACAGTTTCTGGAAATATCTATGCTGGTGCTATTACACATAAATGGGCTGGCGCACTTGTGTCTTGCAGAAAAGATGATGACAAAACAATCGTGACTTTTGAATCTGGTTCATCTATCTCAGAGAAAACAGCCGATGAAATTTTAGCGGCTCAAACTGAATATGACGCTCACATTGCGTCAACGGCATACCAAGGTAAACGTGCAGCAGAGTACCCTGCAATAGGGGATCAACTTGATGACCTATACCACAAGGGTGCGTTCTCAGACGCAATGGCGGCACAACTAAAGGCCGTCAAAGACAAGTACCCGAAGGAGTAGAAGATGGCACAAACACTATTAGACCCTCGTATGCTTAACACCGCGCAAGCGTTGCCAGCTATGTCTGGAGCAAACCTTACTGGTATTTCTGTTGGCGACACTTGGACGTACCAATCTTCGCAAGCATTATCTTCTGGATCGGATCACACCTTTACCGGCTTTGCGGCGGGAACCAAACATATCTGGATCACTTGTCGCGCCCTTGATGTTACTGGCGATGCAAACCTAGAAGTTCTTTTAGGTGATGCTGGCGGTATTGAAACATCTGGGTATGTTAGTATTTCTGGGGGTAATGATGGAAGTAAACAAACAGCTACGTCACATTTTAATACAACTGGAACCTCTGGTAATTTTGATGCAAACCAATTGATGACGGGCGTTATTCAGTTAGTTAGGTCTGAAGGTAGTAGCACACATCAATGGTCGATTACCGGGTCTATTGGACTTCAGCACACATCTTCTTCTCATGTTACTTGCACTTTCGCCGGGACCAAGACGCTCTCGGCAGAACTCACTCAAGTGAAGATAGAGCTAAGTGGAAATGCCTTTCACAATAGCGGCACCATTATTGCGCATTCGGAGTGATCTCATGAAAAATTATATTGCAGTCGTTAAGACTTCAAACAACAAATTAGACAAATATGCGGACTTCGACAGCAAGTCTGATGCTGATGCCCATGTGGAAAAGCACGGAGGTTTTGTTGTGGAAAACCCCGGTGGTCACACCGACTATTGGGTTGTAGACGCATCAGCAAAAACAGTCACGTTCAACAAAAGCGCAAGCGATGCGGTGGCGGCGCGGCAAGTAATTATAAAAAGTATTGCGATCCTTGAAAATGAAATTACGCCTCGCCGTATTCGTGAAGCTATCTTAGGAACTGATAGCAATTGGCTTAAAAATAAAGAAGCAGAGATTGCTACAGAGCGTGGCAAGCTCTAAGGAAGGTGTGTTATTGACCCGCTAACAATTGCTGCCGCTATTGCTGCTACTAAAACTCTAGTAAAATCTGCTAAAGGTGTTCAAGAAATTGCTCATGGGTTAGATGGTTTATTCCAAGCAAAAGAACAACATGAGAACAATAAAGACCACAAAGCTGGTAGTTCAATTGGTAAGAAGAACAAAAGTATACTACAAAAACGTGCTAAGGATGATGGTTCAGAAACTTCAATGTCATCTGCTGCCGCTGCTGTCATAGAAGAAAAGCAACTTAAACAACAACTTGATGATCTTAAGACAGAGATTAACACGAAGTGGCCGTCTAAGCCGGGTGAGAAATCTACTTGGGAGTTAATACTAGAAGAACGTAAAAAACGAATTGCTGATAAAAAAGAACGTGAAAAACAAGAAAAAATTGATGCTGAAGAACGTGCAGAAAAACGTAAGGCTATGTTAATAGAAGTTGCTAAAGGTTTAGCTGTTATAGTTATTGCTGGTGGAATTGGTTGGTTTTTATATTGGGCTGCAACATCTGGACCAGCGGTGAGCTAACATGGAATTTGGTATTAGGGAACTTGTACAATTTGGTACACTCCTTGCTTCACTAGCTGGAGCATTTGCAGTAGTAAAGTCTCAACTGTCTAGAGTTATACAAGATATATCTCAAATGGAAAAAGTACTAAACGATATTAATACACGTATAGATCAAGCTGATGCAGATAGGGCTGTAATAAAACATCAGAATAAAGTATTTGGTACGATATTAGCTCCTGCTAAACTAGAAGCACAACATAGAGAAATATCTGAACTACGTACTGAAATGAGAGTTGTACATAAAAATTTAGATGCACTAGCGCATATGCATAATGGTAAACATCCCAATGTAAAAAATACTTAAATGTTTAGTTTAATTTATTCTTATGTACTACAAACTGTTCCACTTCAACCTAAACAAAGGAGATTAAAATGCCCGGTAAAAATGGTAAGATGGATAAAAAGAAAGGCTATTCTAAAACTGGTAAAATGGTAGCTAAAAAGAAAGATAAAAAGAAAAAGCCAATGCGGCGTGGCTATGCATAATGGCTATTACTCGCGCTGGTGAAACTTTTTCAGGCTACAATAAACCTAAACGGTCACGTAAAGGTGGTAAAAAGTTTGCTGTATTAGCTAAACAGGGAGATACTGTAAAGTTAATTCGTTTTGGTGATGCTAATATGAGCATTAAAAAAGACCAACCTAAACGTAGAAAAAGTTTTAGAGCGCGACATAAATGCGATACAGACAAACCTAGTAAACTAACTGCACGTTATTGGAGTTGTAAAAAATGGTAAACAAAGATTACCAAACCAAAGAAAACCTAGGTGTGTGTCCTCGTTGTGGTAAAACAGGATGTAAGTGTGATCCTGAAACTTGTACCTGTAAACCTATAACGCCAGATCAATCTGGTTGCATACAAGATTTTGAGGAGTAAACCTAATGCCTAAGTTAACGTTATTAGATATGACTCAACGTATTTTAAGTTCAATGGATGCAGATACCGTAAATAGTTTTTCTGATACTATTGAATCAGAACAGGTAGCGTATGTTATCCGTGATGTTTACTATGACCTTATTAACAACATCGAGATACCAGAGCATCGTAAACTAATTACGTTAACAGCATTAGGCTCTACTTCTACTCCAACTCATATGCAAATTCCTGATGGCATTAGGCGTATAGAAGAAGTACGTTATAACCAAGTTAAATCAGGAGCAACTGCTAAAGATTATAACAGAATTTCATGGATGGAACCAGAAGCTTTCTTACAACTTTCGTTATCTAGAAACTCCACTGATTCTACTATTGTTACAGTAGCAGTAGATGGAGGAGAAGTTTTAATTTCTAACAACAAAGCTCCTGATCATTATACTACATTTGATGATAGTTTTTTAATCTTTGATTCATACGATAGTGCAGTAGATAGTACGCTACAATCTAGTAAGTTTATTGTATGGGCTATACAAGAACCTACATTTACTATGTCTGATACTTTTATTCCTGATTTAGATGTTGATGTATTTCCTTGGTTCTTAAATGAAGCAAAGTCTGTAGCACATGTAGAAATTAATCAAAGAGCTAATCCTAAAGCAGAACAAGTGTCTTTAAGACAAAAAATTAGATGGCAATCAGACCGTCACAATATTGCCGCATCACAAAGTAACTACTACGGAAGGGTAGACTATGGAAGAACGAGTCGTAGAAGGTCTTAATTGGAAGACCCAAAATAAAAACCTTATTGTTGTAAATAAAAATCCTTATGGTTTTATGCACTTTATGTTTAAAGAAGGAGGATCACTTCCACAAGAACTAAGTGGGGCATACACCAGTATGTCTGATGTTCAAAAAGCTGGTGATAACTATATTAAAAAAATGGTACGTACTCATAATGCGGATAAAGAACGCCCAGTATTGCAGACTAAGAAGCGGATTCCTAAAAAGAAAGTGGATATGTCTACCGTATTTAAAAATAAAGAAGTGTCTTAAGAGGGTTAAATGCCTAAAACCGACAGCTTAAAGGTATACAATACGTTTGTAGGTGGTCTTGTTACAGAGGCTACTCCTTTAACGTTTCCTGAAAATGCTACACAGTCAGCATTAAACTGTATCTTTGATAAAAAAGGTGACATTCGTAGGCGATTAGGTATTAACTACGAAAGCAGCTACAGCATTACTAATAAAAATGTTGCAGAAAGTGTATGGCAGACACAAGCTGTAGGATGTTTTCAATGGGATGAGGTTGCTGGTGACGGTAACAGGCACTTTTTAGTAGCTCAAGTAGGGTCAACCTTGTACTATTTTGATATTAATAGCCAACCTGTTTCTGGTAATCTTAAATCTTTTACTACTAACCTATCAAGTTTTGCTGCACCAGGTATTACTGATGTAGGTACAGAGCTTGTAGACATTTCGTTTGGTAAAGGTTTCTTATTTGTTGCATCTAAAAAAATTAAACCATTTTATGTAACGTATAATGTTAGCGGTGACTCTATAACTAACACTGAAATTGCTTTGGAGATACGAGACTTTGATGGTGTAGAAGATACTTTAGGTATTGATGAAGAACCAACAAGTTTATCTACACTCCATCACTATAACTTACGTAATCAAGGCTGGGTATCACCGGGTGGAAGTGTAGCTGATCCAATTACTACGTATCATTCAAGTCAATCGAAATACCCTGGTAATAATAAACAGTGGTGGGCTGCAAAAAATACTAGTGATGACTTTGATCCAGCAGAACTAACTAAAATATTCTTTGGTAATACTCGTGCGCCACGAGGACACTACATTGTAGACCCGTTTAACAAAGATAGGGATACAGTATCAGGACTATCTGGTATTGCAACAGAAACTTTTACTACTCGCCCTCAAACTACAGCGTTTTATGCTGGACGTTCATGGTATGGTGGACCACCAGAGTCTACTATTTCTGGACATATTTACTTTAGCCAAATTATTGAGGATGAATCAAACATTCCCCGTTGTTATCAAGAAGCTGATCCAACATCAGAGGAAATTAGTGATTTAATTGATACAGATGGTGGTGTTGTTGTTATACCTGATGCTGGTAACGTACTAGCTTTACGTGTAACAGGAGAATCTTTGCTAGTATTTGCTGATAATGGGTTGTGGGAGATTAGTGGTACAGGTAGTAGTACGTTTGTTCCTACTGATTACAGTGTATCTAAAGTAAGCACTGTTGGTATTGTAGGTAAACGTACAATTGTAGACGTTGAAGGCACTCCTATTTGGTGGAGTGACAGAGGTATCTACAGTATTGGTCGTAACCAAGTTACTGACCGTATTGAAGCACAATCTCTAACTAAACAAACTATACAAACGTTTTACGACAGTACAATTCCTTCTGTATCTAAAGTTTATGCTCAAGGATCATATGATTCTGTAACTGGTAGGGTTACATGGGGATGGAACTCAGGGGGCAACGACACTAACTATCGATTTAAATTTAACAGAGCGTTAGTATTTGACTCTAATATTGGTGGGTTTTATCCTTGGTCATTTGGAGAGCTTGCTAGTAACGCACCGTATGTATTTGGTATTTTTACCCTACCTAGTATTGGTAACGTTAAAGAAACTGACACTGTTATTCAAGCTTCTGATGGACAAACAGTTGTACGTGCGTCAGATGGTGAAACAGTTGTTGCTGATGTAGAGGTTTTACGGGGTGGGTCTACAACAACTGGGTTTATTGTAGCAGAACCTGGTACTAACGAAAGTGAGATTACATTTGCACAGTTAAACGATGATAGCTTTGTAGATTGGAAAGCTAAAGATGGAACAGGTGTAAACTTTACTAGCTCCTTTGAAACTGGATACCTTCTAGAAGGCAATGTAACGAACCGTAGACAGGCACCTCATATCTTTGTGTACACTAAGCGTACCGAAACAGGATACGTAGCCAGTGGCGATTCTCACGTACTACAGAACCCTTCTAGCTGCTATATGCAAGCACGATGGGACTTTGCTGATAACAGTAACTCGTCTAAGTTTGGACGTAGACAACAAGTATACCGTATTTTAAAAGATTACGATAAGACTCCAACTTCACTAGATTTTAATAGTGGCTTCCCTGTTACAATTACACGTAACAAAGTACGTGGAAGTGGTAAAGCTCTGCACCTTTTCTTTGATTCAGAAGATGGTAAGGACTTTGACATTTTTGGTTGGGCTGTTCATTACTCAGATAACGCAGGAATGTAAATATGTGGGGTGCAATCTTTGGAGCTATTGGTCTAGCAGTTAGTGTCGCCGGTACTATTGGTGGACTTCTTAAACAAAACAAAGCTGCTGATCGTATGGAAGACGCTGCCCAAGCTCAACAAAGAGCTATGGAGCTTCAACAAAAAAGAAACAAATTAGAAGTGCGTAGATCAAAACTAAAAGTAATTAGAGAGACACGTATTAAACGTGCGTCTGCTGTAGCTAGAGCGCAAGCACAAACAGGTGGATTTGGAGGTTCTTTGCAAGGTGGAGTAGGTAGTATAATTTCTCAAGGTAGCGCACAGTTTGGTTTCTTACAACAATCGAGTGCTTTTAATTTAGCTGCACGTAGAGAAATGCAACAATCTACAATTTTTAATAATCAAGCTGTACAGTTAAGAAATGAAGCAAGCTTGTTCCAAGGTATAGGCTCTATTGGTGGAAGCATATTTAATGCACGGACTGATCTTTCTAAGATTGGTAAGCAGTTAGGGATACTAACGTAATGATAGAAATTGAAGCTATTGGTGAAGGTCCAACGATTACGTCAGTTGAGAATACTTTATCAGAACCTAATGAAAGGGATACACGGTTAGCTACATTAGCTGCTATTGCTGATGAAAGAATTAATGGAACAACTGCTCAACCATTTGCAGATTGGTTAAGAATTACACACCAACCTAATGGTGAACTTGAAGCTCGTAAAATGTTAGGACTAAGTAAAATTAACCAAGACATAGATAACTTTCTTTTAAGTGAAGCTGATGAACCTGTAGCTACTCCACAAGAAATGTTTGATATTTTACAAGCTAAACAACAAGTAAATGTTCAAGAAGCTTATAGAAATATTTTAGAAACTGAGACGGCTGCAACTTTAACAGATCAATCTATGTCTGATCCTGTTCGTGGTGCTGTAATTGAAGCAGAAGAATTAAGTGTTGAAGAATCCCAACAACTTTTAAGTATGGATCGTTCTGAAAATTTAACAGCAGCTTTGTTAAAGTTAAACAATCTTCAAATGAAGTATGCTAAAGAATTATTTGGTATAGGTCTTGATGTTAATTTAGCTAAACACTTAGCTATCCTTGTGCCTATGATGGATACATACGCTCAGTTTGCTAATGGTGAACGTAACATGGAAACATTAGGGGATGCATTGCGTAGAGAATCCTCAGAAATTTTTGATGGTCCTGATCCATTAGGTGCAGTAACACGTTTAGAAGAAAAATTAAATAACTCTGATTTACCTACTTTATTTAAATTAGATTTAGTAAGCACTAAATCAATAGGAGAAGTTGAAGCTAGTATACGGTCTATTTTTGAAGTAGTTGATGCAACTGGCGCGTTAGCTATTTTAGGTAAAAGTTTATCTGCACTAACTAAAGTAGGACGTTTATCACGTCTTGCTAAAGTAGCAGACAATCCTCAAGCATCAGTTAATACTGCAAAAGAATTAGCAGAACGAGCTAAACCAGGTAGTCCAAGTCCTCTTTCTGATGACGAGTTTGAAGAACTTATTGAAGGTGCTATTACTTCTAATGGAAAAGATTTTACTGATAATACGTCTGGTAGAGTTGCGGTTGTTCTTCAAGAACAAGCTGATGAACTAGACGCTATTAACATAATTCGTGGACAAAACTTTTTAAGTGAAGAAGAAAAACTACAAGCTATCGAAAAACTTAAAGTAGATATTAAACAAAGTTACCCTAATGTTACCGCTATTGATGTAGAGGATACAGATGATTTTGCAACTGTAGCTTTTAAACTAGGTACAGGAGAAGACAACTTATCTTCTTATGTAAGTATGGAAGCTGCCGTTAAAGCTGCTGAACGGTTAGGTATACAACCTGGATTTTATAAAGTAGAAAAAGCAGAAGGAGTTTACCATTTAAAAGTAGTCAGAGATATTAATGATATTGGGCAAGATGGTAAATCATTTTTAAAAGGTTTTGATTCTCCTAATGGATTAGTAACTCCATTATTTTTAAACAAATACCTAACAGGAAATAAAATTAATTTAAACTTTGCAGAAAGATTAGCAGATGGTGGTATTGTTGGTGTTAATGCTGCTGCATTATTAAATGAAATATTTAAAAACAGTAGTAAATTAATTACAAAACTTAGTAAAAACGAACGAACCTCTTTCGATGCTGTTATGAGACATACGCAAAACAATAATGGTGGTAGATGGTTAAGTGCTAAACAATTTGATGATTTTTTTAGTAGCCAGTTAGGTAGAAAAGCTACAGAAGATGAACAAATTGCGTATGGTGCAGCTATTCAATTGCATCGTGCAGATGAAGCTATTATTAACTCAGCTATTCGCAATGACTTTATTCAAAAAGGTTTTCAAGAAATTGGTATAGCTGGTGTAAGGGATAATAAAACTATTGGTAAAGTTATTCCTGCATTTGATCGTAAAAATTTAAAAAACATTAGCATCTTTGATGGTACTACAGGTAAACATTACCCTGTAGGTACAACCTCAAAAGGTTTAGTAGAGAAACTACTTAAAGAAGATAATTTAGTTCTTGTAAAGTATTTAGATGAAGTTCCTGTAGTACAAGGAAAAGGAAGTTTAACTGAAGCAGGAGTTAAAATAGGTATTACAATTGAAGATGAGTTTGCTTCGTTAGGTCAAGAGGCTATTAAAGCTCAATATGTAATTGCTAAAAAAACAAGTGTAGGTCAAACAGCATTACGACACAGACTTCTTAAGCATTTTGATGGGCCTCACAGAGAATATAAAGACCCATATTTTATTAAACAGTCTAAAACTTTAGACGGTACATTTTTAACTACTCGTACACATTTTAATGTTGGTTCTGAAAGCCAAGCATTAAAGTATGCTAACGAATATAACATTGCATTGGATTCTTTTCTAAGAGCAGAACGAGCTACTATAGGTAATGCTGCTAATAGTGGAGAACTTCAAGCTCAAGCAACTAAAGTAATACAAGAAAATACCCATTTTAGTTCTTGGGATGAAATGAAACAAGCCGTAGACTCTGGAAAAATAGAGCGTACACCTTTTGAAGCTTGGGGTGATGGAGCAGCTAAACCATACAATGCTACAACTATAGGTAAAACATCTAAAGACTACTCACCTGATGTTATGGATATTGATTCTGATTTTATGGGGTTATCAGAGACTACAAAAAAGTACATTAACTCTGGACAATTATATTATTCTGCACGAGGACAACATTTAAAATCTCCAGATGGTAAGTTAGCACCAGTTTTAGACGCACGAGAAATTTTAGAAAACTCAATTAAACATATTATTCATACCAGAGCATTTGGTGAGTACAAAGCTAGGCATGTAAAACAATGGGTGCAAACATACAAAGAGTATTTAGATACAGCTAGTGAAATACGCCCTGATTGGTATCACTTTACACATGGTAAATTTCGTACAGATAGAGATGTTCCAACAACTATTTCAACATCAGGAGAACGAGTACGAATTGGTTTAAATAGAACACTTCATGCTCAATCTTATGAGACTAAACGTTTAAATAATTGGAAATTAGAGTTAGCTAGTTACGCTACGGGAGATTCTACAGGAGTTTATGATAAGCTAAAACGTTCTGGCACAGAAGGACTATTAAAACTATTAGAAAGTGATCCTGTTACTGGATTAAGAGCATTAGTTTTTAAAACATTTTTAGGCATGATGGATGCTTCACAAGTTGTAGTTCAAACTGCTATGGCTCCTGCGGTTATGGGAGCTTTTCCAAGAATAGGTCCACAAGCATTGTCAATGCTTATTCCTTTACGGTTATCAACAATGGTTCCTGCCGGTGGTAAAGCTTTTGAGTACATTGCATCAGGAGTATCAACGTTAGGTTTAGTAGTAGGCAGAAAACCTATGAAGCCTAAAGATATTAAAGCAATGATGGAAGACATGCGTAAAAGTGGTGTTGATATTGTCGGTGGTTCTCAAGCGCAGTTGGATAATCCTTTTGATGGTAATTCTTTAACACCTTCTAAGATGCTTCAATACGGTAACAAAGCTTTAGATGTAGGTCTTATTCCTTTTAAAGAAGGTGAGCGTTTAAACCAAATGCTTGGGTTTAGTATTGCTTGGTTAAAACATTTTTCTAATACTGGTAAACGTCCTTCTGTTGATGAGTTAGGACGAGTATTAAATCAAGCTGAAACTATTGCTGGTAATATGAAAAGTTCTTCTAGAGCAGCTTGGCAAAGCGGTATTTCTAGTGTCCCTACTCAATTTCTGGCACATCCTATAAGAGTTATAGAAAACATTTTGTTTCAACAAGCGGGTGGTTTAAATAAAACACAAAGAGCAGGGTTTGTTACAGGAATTTTAGCAACATACGGTATGTCTGGTTTAGGTTTTGATGAAACTGGTGATAAAGCTGCTGAACTATATGCTGAAGCAACAGATCAAGAGCTAACACCTGAAATAATAAACGCTATAAAGAATGGTTGGGTAGGTCATGTCTTTGACAATTACGATATTTCAAGAGTACAGCCATTAAAAGATAATCCTATTAGTAAAGTATTTGAAAATATTGTTACAGATAAAAATTTTAAAATGTCAGACTTTGGACCTTCAATGAGTTTAGCTGGAGATGTAGGAACAGCTATTGGAGGAAGTCTTTTATTTCGAGGAATGTTAGAAGGTGTTATACAAATTGAAGATACTCCTGATTTAACAGCTACCTTTATGAAAGATATTTTTTCTAAGTTACCGGGACCATCACGATTGACGAAAGCTTGGAGTATGTACGCTTATGGTGAACTTAGAAACAAACGAGGTGATATTGTTGATGCACAAGACTATACTAACTTTGATGTAGCTATGCAAGCTTTGGGATTTCCACCTAAAGATAGTCGAGAAGCATCTAACATGGCTAGAAGTATAACTGAAATACGTCAAGCTATGAAACCTCATGTTAAAAGAGTAGTTCAGTTAAGTAAGAAATTTTTTGAGGCTGAAACTAAAGAAGAAGCAGCAAAAATTGCTAGGGAATACCAAGGATGGATTGAACTTTATAATGCACAGGACGCTCCTGTACGAATAGCTTTTAAAGATTCAGTTTACAATGGAATAAAAAATTTAAATAGGAATTTAACTCAAGAAAATTTAAGTCGATTGTACAAATTTTTTGGTAGAGATTATGTTAACAAACGTTTACCTAGGAGAGACTAATGGCTAAAGGATTTACTGATTATATATCGGATGCAGTAGCAAAAGACCAAGTGTTAGAATCAGGTCGGGCTACTGAAGCTGATAGAACGTTTCAAGGTAGGGCTATTGCTAACCTAGGTAAAACAATTATTGAAGGCGGGTCTGAACTGACAACAGAAGTCTATGAAAACAATTTGTTTCAGGAACTTAGTAACGCTAAAACTAGTGCTTTTAAAGAACTTCAAGCATACCATAAAAAAGGAACAACAGCAGTTAAACAAGGAAGAACTTCTGTATCTTTATTTAATGCATCGTTGCTTAATAAAGTTAATGAGATTGAAGCAAGATACCCAGGATTTAGTGAAGAAACAGAAAAAGCTAAACGACTAATGGGGATTAAACCTGTTGAAGATTTAGTTAAAGAACAGCAGCGTATTCAAGTACGCAATGAAACTTTATTATTTCAGTCAGCAAAAGAAAATGGTAATCTTGTTTTTGCATCAGATGGTAGTATTGATGTACCAGAAACTTTAAATTTACAAATAAAATATGATAATAACGCTAGAGAAATGGCAGAGTTACAAATAAAAGCTAAACGAGATGGAATACTTGAGCCAGAAAAACACAGTAAAGGGTTTTTAGAAGGCTTTGATACTTTAATTACTCATTCAAATTTACAGTTTGGTAAGGCAACTGCACAAATTCAAAGTATGGTTAACGAATTAATACAAAGTGGTTCTGGACAAAATGCTGAACGTGTTTTAGTTGGTATAACTACTTACCTTGATCAATGGCAATTATCTCGTATCAATAGCGTAATGTCAAATGGCTATCCTCAAGGAACTAAAGATTATGAATTTTTAGTTAAAGATATTCAAACGCAAACTGGTTTACTAAGACAAATTATTACTGGAAGTAAAGATTCTAAAGGTATTGTTGATCGTATAAAAAGTTTAGACGCATATCGTAAAGCTAAAAGTCAAGAACAATTTAGAAATATGTTACCAGCATTAGCAAGAATGATGGATGTATTTGATCCTCAAGCTGCTACAAGTATACTTTTAAAAGCTACACAAATTGATGACCTAACTAAAATTGATCCAAGCGTACCAGATACTCTACGCTCATTTATAAATGGAGCAAACAACACAACAACATTAACTAATCCTCAGTTACCTACTAATAATAGTGAAGCAGTAAAAAATTCAGCAAAATTTGCATTAGGTGTTATAAGTGATACATTAAAATCAAATCGACCTGGTGAGCTTTCATCGAATACTTTGTACAAAACGTTTGTATCTCCAATGAGGGCGCATCTCAATGGTTTACTTAAACCACAAGAGTATGATGCATTTCGTGAACAATTTGCTAATCCATTAATGCAAGCACAAATTGAATCTAATCCAAATCCTAAACATAGACGAGAAATGGGTATGTTTGGGTATCAAATGTTTAATGGTGCAGTAGAAAAACATCTACAACAAATACAACAAATGGGAAGTTTTGCTGGTCTTGAAATAAACGACCAAGGTAAATTAGTTATTGTAGAAGACCAAGGAATGAAAGAAGCTATTGAACGTAGAATAGGATCGTTTGGTATTGTTGATGAAGCTAATGCAACATTAGATAAATATGTAAACGTTATGGCGTACTATTCTATGTACAATGATGACGTTGTTTCAGAAGATAGACGTTTTGATCCTGAAAGACAATTAGCTGTTAGAAGTTTACTCCAAGAAATGTTTGCATTAAAATATCCTAAACGTGATACCCAAGTACCAGAAAAATTTAACCCTTTAAGTAAGTTAGTTCCTCCAAATTTTCAATGGAAGGATGCAGTTACAAGTGTATTAGGCTATATCGATAATGTTGCTGGAAGAATAGCTGACGTTCAAAAAAGAAAAGACCCGTTTGTCGAAATACCGGAAGCTGCTCGTGCGTTTATTAAAAACTTTTATAGCCCCTCACCTGAAGATTCCGAACCTTTTGGACAACAAACAGAAATGGTTAATACACCTGAACCATCTCCTAAAGATGGAGCAGCGTTATTGCCAGATGAGTTAAAGGAACCAGCCGGTCCAATAGGTTTTGAAATTCCTTCAGAGGGTGATGCTGGTGGAGCAGGGCCAGGAAGACCTCGTTCTTTAAGACCAGAAGATCAAGGTAGATCGTATGATTATACAGCAGAAAGTGAAACTGTTATTGATGCAGCGGGTAACAGATTAGATGTTTCTAATACAAACACTTTAAAAGAAGGAGTCAAAGTTATTTCGCAAGTTGTAGAAGCTGTTGAAACAGGTGGACAAGCTGACCCTAAAACAGCAACAAATCCTACGTCTAGTGCTACAGGATATTACCAAATTATTTCAGGAACTAGACAATCTGCTGCTAAAAGATTAATTGATAGGATAGACTCAGGTAAGGTTCCTGATTGGATTAATCAAGCCGCACAAAATATGACTAAAAAAGAACACCAAGAGTTTATGGGAAGTCTTTCAAAAAACCAACAAGAAACTTTATTCTTAACAAATCTTTTTGAAAGTCCAGGAAGTGATGTTATTTTAAAACGTATTGTAGACAGTGACTTCCAAGATGAAGATGCAATAGCAGATTTGTATATGAAAATACACCATACAGAGCCTTCTGCTAAACTAAAAAGAAGGTTTATAAAGTCTCTTAACGAAGTTAAAGGCTTATTGATGGAAGAGGAAATGAAGTAGATGCCTAGTTTTGGAAAAAGAAGCCAAGAAAAACTACAGGATTGTGATCCAAGTATCCAGTTAGTTCTTCAAGAAGCTATTAAACACTATGATTTTTCTGTATTGGAAGGGTATAGGACTAAAGAAAAACAACAAGAATATTTTGAGTCAGGAGCAAGCGAAGTACAATACCCTAACTCAAAACATAATTCATGTCCAGCAATGGCAGTAGATGTAGTCCCTTATCCTATTGATTGGGATAATCTTCAACGGTTTAAAGAGTTGTCAGAAGTTATTAAAACAGCTTGTGAAACTGTAGGTGTAGATAATTTACATTGGGGATTTGATCTATGGCAATGGGATATGCCACATTGGGAGCTTAGATAATGTTACCGTTACTAGGCCCACTTGTTTCAGGTTTGTTTGATGTAGGCAAATCATTCCTTAAAAATAAAGCTGAAGAAAAGCAAGCCATACATGACCGTAAGATAACTCAGATTAAACAGGAAGGTAACTGGGATGAGATACAAGCTCAGAACAGTAATAATTCCTGGAAGGATGAGTACCTTACGATCATATTGACTTTACCTTTCGTGGCTATGTTCTTAGCTGTTATTTTTGAAGCAGATGAAATGGTGATACGATTTAAACAGGCGTTTATGGTGCTTGATGAAGACGTACCAGATGAGTACTGGTATCTACTTAGTGTCGTTGTCGCTGCTTCCTTTGGCGTCAAAAAGATCATCGACGTTATTAAAGCGAAGCGAGGTTAAGTTTAATTTAAGACGTTCAAGATACACGGCTGCATCAAGTAGTTCTTCTATAGCGTGATCAATCCAACCTACAGTAGTAACATCATCACGCATCATAGTACAGCCGTACTTCTCCATACCTTCTGCTGACCTATCACTCATACGTTGTATGACTGTAGCTACAACCGGATCAGGCTCTATCATGTCTGTCATTTCTTTAGCTTCCATAAAATGTACTTGTCATCAATTGCTAGTGACTTAGCTTTAGGATCAATCTCTTGTTGTCCTACATAGTGCCAAGTAGCTCCATTGTCTATATCCTTTTCAACTTGTTGAAAGTAATCTTGATTAGTAGCAAAGAAAAGTATTGGGAAGATTAGAGCAAGGGCAATCATATTAATTCCTTTCTGTTTAATCGTGTACAAATAAAGCTTTCCAACTTACAGGAAATACCTTTTCCATTTCATTAGAAATAAGTTCAGCAATGTCTCCTGTTTCTTTTTGTGAATGAGGTTCAAGACGTAGCTTACATACCCTAGCCCATGCAGCTAGGCTACCTGTCCAGTACCACTCTGTATACATAGCTTGTGGTAACACCATACGGGCTTGTTCAGGGCAGATACCATCAGCTATCATATTTGAGTAGCATTGCAAAGCGTATGCGTACAACGGTGCAGCAGAGTATTTAACTGTCTCTTCACTGCTACCCTGTTTTATATTTTTAGCACGTTTTCTCCACTCAGTAGGCCGGTAGAATCGAGGGTCACTATCAACATACCTACGGCTAACTTCATTCCATACCATACCTACCTGATGTTTACCTAACTGACGGGCTACAAAGATAGGTGCTTTGATACGGAAGGTAGCTTGGCAATGACCAAAGGGTGTCCAGTGTTTATGTCTAGCAAGGTAGTTAATAAGCTTAACATCTTTCTCTGATAAAACATCTACGATAGCAGCTTCATAAGGATCGTTATCACTTACTTTTTCCCATGTGCTTACCTTGTCAAAGGACACACGGGCAGCATTAACGACACGTAGATCACTACCCATGTGGTCTATATAATTAACCTTCATTTACTCTGCCTTTCCCAGACAAATATTGAGGAGTGTAAGGAGTGTTTTTAAATACCCAATTATACAATCTCTCTAAAAAGTTTATTCGCATGTCTTAGCTCCTGTAGATGGATCGATGAAACAAGCAGCACCTTCAATCTCATCAGGCTCAATTTTATTTAAGATGCCATACCGCTTACCGTCTAGTCTAAAGGTAGTTACTCCTTTCAGTCTACCCTTCCAAGCTTTTAAGTAGATGTCTTTAAACTCATCAAAAGACACTTGGCTACCCACGTTAATAGTCTTAGATACGGCGCTATCAATAAAAGGTTGTACAGCAATTTGCATATCAAGATGATCGTCAACAGTGAGTTCTTCTGTGGTTTCACCTTTAACTCCATACTTGTCATACGCATAGTCACGTAGACGTACAACCTGTGGGCCAGCTTCTGTCTGTACTGTACGATCAAGTTCATGTTGAAACACCGGCTCTATACCACTACTTACATTGTCTGCTGTAAAACTAATTGTACCAGTAGGTGCAATGGAAGTCAAGTGGCTGTTACGTATTCCTTGCTGTTTAATTTTAGCTTTAAGATCATCAGGTAATCGTGCTACATAATCACCAGCAAGGTACTTATCTGCATTGAATAGTTTAAAGGAACCCTTTTCCAAAGCTAGATCAGAACTAGCAGAGAAGGCTTCACACATAATTGTCTTTAAAACTTTACGTGTAAACCGTTTACCTACTACAGAACCATAAGGATACCCACACATGGTTAAGCAGTTGGCTAGACCAGTAACACCTAGTCCCATACGCCGCTTAGTCTTAGCCTCAATCTCTTGTTCTTCTAAGGGGTACGATGTACGGTCAATAACATTATCCATAGCTCGAACTACGTGAGGTATATCATCTTTTAGTTGAGCAAAGTTAAACTTGTGTGTCTCTGTATTGACATACTTAACTAGATTAAATGAACCTAGCAAGCAAGCACCAAAGGGTGGTAGTGGTTGCTCACCACATGGGTTAGTAGCCTCTACCGTTTCACAGTAGTACAATGGGTTCTCGTTGTTGATACGGTCTAGGAAGAGTATGCCAGGCTCTGCCCAATCCCAATTGTTACGCATAATCTCATCCCATAAAGCACGGGCATTGATAGTACGGTAGGGTTGTCCTTCCCATGTAAGGTCAAATGATTTACTATCTCGTACACATTCCATAAACTCATCAGTTACACCAACTGATATATTAAAGTTAGTAAGCTGGTTCTCATTACGTTTTGCTCTGATAAACTCTTCAATGTCAGGATGATCTACCCTGAGTACAGCCATCATTGCACCGCGTCTATGCCCCGCTGATACAATTGTTTCACAGACTGAATCAAAGATGCCCATAAACGAGACAGGTCCACTAGCACTAGAGTCAAGGGATACAATACGGTTCCCACGAGGACGGATACGGCTAAAGTCAAAGCCGATACCACCACCTCTACGCATAGTCTCAGCGGCTTCAGTGGCCCTTGCCATAATGCTTTGCATCGAGTCATCAATCGTTCCTGATACGAAACAGTTGTACGCTGTGACTTCACGTGGGCTTCCCATTGCCGCTTGAACTCTACCGGCTGGCATAAATCTTTGATGTAGTAAGATGTCTTTATACCTGAGTCGATGTCCTTCATCGTCAGACATTGCCGCCGTCTGTCTCGCACAAGCCTCACTGAACTCTTCATTTGCTAACCTATACTTCTGTGCATGTAGTGTATCACATGCTGGGTTTTGGGGTCCGTGTTGATTATCCATAAATTAAATCTCCAAGGTCAGGCTCTTGATAATTTGGGCCTTTAATAATTTTACCATCCGCACGGTATAACGGCTTACCATCATCACCAAACTTCGACATGTTAGAATTATGTACCCTATTAAAAGCGGTCCTAAGACCACCAGAAAGGGGATAGAGACTAACGACAGTCCCTGATAAAACATACTGTAAATCAGCGAGTTCTTTTAGTAAGTGCGCCCACTGCTCCTTTGTACCTGGGTTTCCTCTCATTAATTCAAGTTCTAAAACTTCTAGAGCATCAATTACCTCAGACGTTTCTTCAGAAATTAAACTTTTACGTAGTTGAAGTAATGAAACACGAGGCTGGCTACTAATATCTAGACCCATAGCATGGTGAAATCTAGAAACCAATTGCTCTCTAGTGGTAGGTTTTATCGACATCTTCACCTAATCCTTTCCGTATTGATTCAAGTGTAACATTAGCTGATCTAATTAGTATCTCACGTAGTTCATCTCGTTGAATTTTATCAGCTTCTTTCATTAGACGTATAACAAGGTCGAGTCTATTAACCATTATGTCTGGATTAAAAAACATAACGTCCTCTTCTTCATCGTCATCCTTGTTGAATAGCATATTGCTTTTCCTTTTTACGATTGTATTTCTTTTTAGATTTTACAATACGCATACGATACTTAGGAGTACGTAGATCACGAGCCACTCCATTGCGTGTACTCCTCTTCTGTTTCATTGTAGGAATCCTCTAGGTTTATACCTAGATCAGATAAAATTTCATCGAATTTGTATAGACTATTATACACCTCTTCAAAGTAATTGTCAAGAATATCTTCTGCTGATATTTCTAATCTCTCGATAATCTCTGCACCTGTATATCTGTCAGCGATGAGCAACTTTAGCTCGTTTGGTTCGACCCTTAGTCCGTCTACCATGTGTGCCATACTCCTTTCTTAATGCATTAATAGAGACAAACTGAGGGTCATACGTACCGTCCTCAACATTTCTCTTAATGATAACCCCTGACCACCAGAGGTCTTCTGATTGTGGGTTGTTCCACCCACTGGCATAGTCTAGGTAGCACCCCCCAACCATGCTCATAATTCTTTTACCAGCAGCGTTAGTATCACTAGCAAAGTCTAACGTGTGAGTATGCCCGGCAGTACAGGACATGTGTTGTTTATTAAGAAGAGACTTAGCAGGATTTTCTCCACCAATAGGCCGGCCCATAACACCACTTGTAAAGTAGTGGCTGTAAGCTATGTTGTCTACAATAGCAGGAGATAGAAACTTATGTACCTCCCAACCATACTCTTTAAATTGTAAGTCTTGCATACCAATGGTGCCGTCTAAGATAGCGTCAGAACTAATAGCTCTATTGATACGTTCTTCATGGTTACCTAGGGTAAGTACGTATCGTGCTAGTTTCTTCTTAGCCTTTTTAATAGGTGTAAACATACGTTCTTGTGCATCAATAGTTACGTTAACATCTTGTTTGTATCGACGCCCTTCAAAACCTTTAGTACCTTTATCGTATGTACACAGGCTAGGCATATCAGCCATGTCACCTAGATTAACAACAACATCAGGGCGTAGGTCAACAATCAACTTACCAAGCCACTCAAACCTATCGTTGTTGTTTTCTGGGTGAGCATGTTGATCTGGTATAACTAAATGGATAGCCATTCTATAGGTATCTCCTTATCTGCAAACAGAAACCCATGACGTATACACCAATCTGCGTATGTAGATTTACTACCCTTGTAAAGTTTACTACGAGAGTTACTAAATACGAATCGTATGTCAAGGTCAGGATGCTGTTCTTTAACTAACAAATGTTTCTTACGATCTGCGCTACTAAATATTCCTTTTGCTTCTACAATAATTTTGTTAGGCAGTATAAAGTCAGGGGTATATTTGTGGGGTGTTGAAGGTTTAACGTAACTAATTTTAAGAGTCTCATATTTAAATTTAATACCTAACTTTTTTAACGCATCTCCAATACGTTTCTCTAACCCACTACGGTATTTACCCCAAGACTTTAGACGTTTGTATTGCATTAGTTAACTACCTCATGTACATCAGGTTCTCTTTCTACATGTGTTAACCAGCGTGGCCCATTGGAATACAAGAACAAACGTAGTCCATCCCCATTGTTTGCATCAGACCAACAAACTTCTTTAAATGCACAGTAAGAACAGTTAGTATCTAGTTTCATGTTGCCGCTCTTACCATCTGCTTTAGCTTTAAAGCACCGTTTAGGTGGAGTCTTAGATTTAACTACTTCTTTTAAATGTTTAATACGTTTAGGTACATTGATCATATCTATCTCATCTACTTTTAGATACGCGATCTTACCCATCTGCTTATCCATTGCGAGAAACCCACCCTCCACATCTCCTGCCGCATGAGCGTAGGCACTGATCTGAGCCAGGTAACCGAACGGGTCATTGTCTGCCAGAGTACCGTCTTCAAACTTCTTAAACGCATATGAAGATGCACTTTTAATGTCAACCGTAACACCGTCAATCTTACAGTCAGTATGACCCACAATACCATCAATTTGTACTTCAGATTGCTCATGTGTAACCTCGTGTCCTGCTTCCTTTACTAAAAAAATTAATAGAGCTTCGATAAGATCACCAAATAAAAATTTGATACGAGTATCAGGACGTAGTTCTTCTTTAGATGAGCCGTTAATTTCATGCCAGACTTGGCACTCAGGTTTACCAATGTTAGACATGCGTAATGTATTACGTTCAACCCTATTCTTTTTAGAGAATTGTCTGGTAACAGAATACGAAACACTTTTAAGTAAGTCTTCCATAGCCTCGCATGTTGGTTCAAAACCTGTATCAACTGCCGCATAGATATCTTCAACAAGTGTTTCTATATTCTTCATAAGAACAAACCTTTCTATAAGATAAGTAGTCTAGCCTACCACCTCTACACTAGAACCCAAGGACATTTACACTGTAATAATTATGAAAGGAATCTCGCAACCTTGGCCCAATACAATCTACTTACTCGTCTTCAAAGTCAGAATCAAGGATGTCTTCTAACTCATCAGTGTCCTCCTCTCCCCAATCATCCTCATCGTCATCAGTTACATACTTTGCTAAGTTGGTAACCAAAACTTTATTAACACCAACACCTACCCCTGCTTTACCTCGAAAGCTCCACTCGTAGGCAACCAGTTTAACTTTAGCTTTAGTACCATTACCAATCTCACCGGGGTCTACCTCTTCTACCCCACTTTTAAAAGATACCTTGATAGGAAACTTAGACTTACCTGTAACAAACTCTTTACGATCAGGATAGTCTTCGTTCTTACGAGGGTCAGTCTTAATACTAACACCAAGAGATTCTAAAGTTTGAACAGCAGCATTATTCAATTCACCTAGATCAACCTGGTATTTGCCAGACATCTCATTAACTGTTGCAAGATTAGGCCAGTACAAAGTAGCTTCAATAATAGCAGACTGTGGTTGTTGCTTACCCATTGTTTTCTATCTCCTTTACAAATGGGGTTATCTCTAACTGTACTAATAGTATAAGGGATTAAAATTATGTTGTCAAGTATGTTAATGAGTACCTGACCAATTATCTCCAGTACGGTACTCTGCATCCAGCGGCGTGTTTAATTTAAAGTGTTCACCGGCTTGGATAATGGACTGCTTAACAAGCTTACCTACTTCATCAGCGTGATCCTTTCGTACTTCTATTTGAAACTCATCGTGTACAACTGCTACTTGTCTAGCATCAAGGTTCTTTTCTAAGACCCAATGATGCCAGAGTATCATAGCGTACTTCATAATAACTGCTTCACCACCTTGAAGATAACAGCTTAAAGCAAAGTGTTCTGACTTGATAGGTATGCGCCTACCGTCCAGACCAATCATGTATCCAAGTTTAGCTGCCCTTGCTGCTCGTTGTTTAAGTGCGGATAAAGCTGGTAAAGAATCGAGGAAAGTCTCTTTAACTCTACGTCCATCTGTCGCGCTTCCTCCTGTAATAAGGCCAACCTTCTCGTCACCAGCACCAAGTAACCATGCATAGATGAAAGTCTTTGCGATGTCTCGATTGCTCCACTGTCCTTTGTCTTCATTCCATTCTCCTTTTGATATACCCATAGCCTCTAGATTTTTAGTATGTATGTCACCGTTAACAACTTCATGGATGTATTCAGGATCATTCATGTAGTGAGAAAGAATACGCAACTGAATCCCACTAGCATCACAACCAAGCAAAGTATAAACGTTAGGATTAGCCACAGTAAAACAAGACCGGCAGACTTCTCCGTAGGGTGAGCCACTAGAGGGTATATTTGCCATGTTAGGACTGTTATGAGACATCCTATGGGTAACAGCACCGATAGAGAAACAGCTACCATGTACCCTGCCATCATCTCTGAGAGCATCTAACCATCCTTCCACTTCTTTAGCACGAGACACTAACATAGCGTATGTACCTAAGTGTTTAAGTTCTTGAGGTGCATTGCTATGTATTGTCTCTAGGTTTTCTTCACATAATTTCCAGGAATCTTTTTGCTTCTGCTCAAATTCTTCTGGTGTTATTACACCCTCACGTTTCCTATCTAAAAGTTTACCGTATACTTTTGTACGTATGGTAGGACTCCAGTAAGGAGCAAGCCGCTTCACCTTCTGTTTCGGAGACTTAAGATTAAACTCTTCCCAATTAACTAACGATACAGGACCACCTACAATTTCGTAATCAGAACCAAAGTGTCGTAGCCCTACAGTAGACAGTGTACCATCTTGTTTGTATTTAGGTGTCACTGTCCGTATCAGTTTGGGTAGAGGTGGAGCTACTTTTAGTATCAGTCTCTCCAGTTTGCTTGCCTTGCTTGTAAGATGGGCGAGGAGTTTGTGTGCCTTTTCTACGTCTAGAGCGAACCCTAACTCGCTTTGGTTTTCTAGTAGATGTTGGCTCACATGCTCGATCTTCATTGCTTCTTGAGCGTCTGACCCCCCGCCCTCTAACTTTAGTGCAACTGCTACCTTGTATGTTAACTCTACGTCATTGATACAATACTGTAACATGTCCTCACTGTACTCACTGAAGTCTTTATAAGGTAACTTAGGAAACCGTAACGCTTCACCCCAAGCTTTCAATGAGTGTCCACCGATACGTGAGTATTGTTGCAGCCTAGATACAAGTAAGGTATCAGTCACACAAGCTGGGCGTATACGTATACCAAGGAGCTTACGTAGTACACGCATATCATAACCAATAAAGTTATGCCCTATCCAATGACCTACTGTATCAGTAAACGCTATGAAGTCTTGGATAGTATCAGGAGTCCAGCTTAGTATCTCACCAGTATCCCAATCCTTACACACAATACAGTGTATAACAGATACGTCAGGTAACAGTCCATCTGTCTCAACATCACAGATAACTGTACGTTTAGGCATCATTACTCTCCATCTTATTAATGTATGCGTAAACATCACCGTGTTTAACTTGACCATACACTCTAAACTTACCTGTTGAGGGCCAGTATTCTACTTTAATGCCTTTAATTTCTCGATACCAATGATGGGATGTATACTTATCCCATCCTGTATCATCAGCTTCTTTAAGGCGAGTTCGTCTACGCCTCTGTTTACTTTTACGTAGTGCTTGGTAAACTTCAGCGAGGTCACTCATTATCAATCTCCTTAATCTTTATGTCCATACATTTCTGCATTAGCACCATGTCTTACACGACAACCGAATCCCCCTTCATCACAGTTAGGGTAGGATGCACAACCAAGATGCTCATCATAGTCATCGTCATACTGTTCAGTAAAATAATAAGGATGCCATGATCCAATTTGTTTTTCAGTCTCCTTCTCAATTAATTCAAACATACTCTTCTTAAGTTTTGCTCTTATTTTATCACTATCAGGTCCACCTGGATAGTACTCAAGGTGTACCCACTTCCATCCTCGTGTCTTAACATGAACCAAACGTAATCCACTACCAATACGAGGTGCTTCATCTGTAAACCATAAAGGTTGTCGCTCTACCATTACATAGTATCCTCTATGTTATCAACAACCTCATGGTCTACCTCATTCAAGCGGTTCGTGAGATCGTTGTAGTATACCTGACAGGCAACACCTGTACGCCCACAGAAGCGGTTCTTAACGACTCTAATTGTTGTGGTGTTAGCTTCGATAGGGTCTTCTGCTTGTCCGTCCCGCTCAAGCCCGATAACAATGTTAGATAGTTGCCCAATTCCTGCTGTGCCTCGTATATCTGCGAGACTTGTTTGGCCTCCCTCTTCCAAGGCTTTCCCTGTTTGTCGCTTGGTATGTGCGACCATGCAGAGGTGAATGTCGAGTTCGACAGTAAGACCTTTGAGTTTATGGGCGATCTCATCTAACATCTTCCTTTCATCACCGCTTTGATCAGATACCATAAAGCTAATGTGATCTAAGATTATTATCTTACAGTCACAACCTTTAGCAAAGTACTTGATCTTATCACAGATGTAGTCAACGCTGTTATCATGCCACGATTCTGACAAAGTATGTAGCCTACCAGTACCCCATGTACGCTCGTTACCCTGCATCATCTCTGCTTCTGTAACGTGTACATCAGGTAGATGGGTAGGTAAGTTAAGATCGAGGGAGATCATACCCCTACCTGTTTCCCAACCTGTCTCTTCCAAGAACAACATACCTATGTTTAGATCAGTAGTCTTCAAGGCATGGAAGGCTATCTCTCTAGCGATACTAGTCTTACCACTACCAGAACCAGCAATCAACGTAATCATTTCACTGGTACGTATGCCATAGGTTTTCTGGTTCAATCCTTCCCATGGAAATAATACTGCCGCCTCTGCTCGTGGTTGTTTAACAATCTCCCACATGGTTTCAGCATCAGAGATAACATCATCAGGTTTGTATTGCTCCGCTCTCCACCATAGATTAACAAACGTATCGTGTTCATTGTTCTCTAGGTACTCGCCTACATCATTACGTTTAAGATTAACGATCTTAGCTTTCTTAGGAAACAATGAGGCCACTGCTCGTGCGGCTTTCTTTCCAGGCTCATCGTTATCAAACGCTATGATAATATTATCGTAGCTATCCAGCCATTCAAACTCCCGCTTACAATCTTTGTAGGCAGAAGTAGATGAACGCACTCCAACAACAGGCCACTTAGAACCCATCATCTGATACGCTGACATCGTATCGATCTCACCTTCACACAAGGTAACAAACTTTCCCTTGCTAGAAAATTCTGATTGACCAAACAACCTAGCTTTAGCTATTGGTCCTTTGCTTTGAAAGTTCTTAGTCTCTACGTGTCGTACCTTGTACGCTATAGCCTCACCATCCTTGGATGTATAAGGGTAGAGATGTTCAGAGATAACACCACTATCGAAAGTAAACCTTACTTTGTATTGGCGTACCGTATCAATATCAATGTTACGTTCTTTAATTGGACCTACTTTAGTGTTATCTAAGTTGATCTCTAACTTAGTAGCGGTCTGTAGTTCCACCACATTACTCTCCTTTCGGGGTTGAGAAGTGCCAAAGTAATCTCTTGTATTACATGAATAACAGTAGGCATGGCCGTCATTATACTCAGTATAGGCATCACTGCTATCACAATGAGGACATGGACCCTGCTTAATAACGTTAGTAGGTTCATTGAAAAATTCTTTAATCATCAGCATTCTTTTCCCATATCTGTAGATGTTCTTCGTAAGTCATCAAGTTATCTAATGCATCAAAGATATGATACTTACATTCAAAACATGGTTCTACTTTACCATCTTTAAACTTAATCTCTTTAGGCTCTAGTATACTATTACATATATTACAACGCATGTCAACTCCTTTCTTGTTACAGGGTCATATTAAATTCAGTTAAGGGTTCCAGTATAGACTTAATGACATCAACTGTAAACCCATTACCTAACATCTTGTACCGTTGTGTATTAGATACATGATTAGTGTAGTTGTCAGGTACAGTTTGTAATCTTTCGCACTCGATAGGGGTAAGCTTACGCCATGTAGTTGTATCCTTAAGAACTTTAGGTGTACGCCATCCACCCTGACAAGTATTAAGTGTAGGTGATTTACCTTGAGGATGGTACACACGCTTCACTGAATCAAAACCTGATATATCAGCGTCACCAATATGACACAACCCATCCTTAGAGAACACGAGTTGCCGCCGGTTCTTCTCAAAGTAACTCTTTAAGTTACCACCTTTAAAATAGTTAGCATCAATACAGTGTGCTTTATCTCTATCTGTTATACCATCTTCAAGTATATCTTGTAGTACTATACCTTTATCTTCTGGTAGATTAAATGGTATATTAGTCCAGTATAAACGATACCTATTCTGTGCTGATACTACATTACTATTGATAGCGATTGGTTCTACACCTAACGCTTCAGTAATAACGTCCTGACTCTCCTGTTTCATACGTACATTCTCAAGTAAAAAGTATCGAGGCTGAGTCTGCTTGAGTATACGCACGTACTCCCAAAATAATTTGGATCGTGGATCGTCAAAGTTTAATTGCTTACCCGCAAAAGAAAAACCTTGACATGGAGAACCACCTACCAGTAGATCAATCGGTGGTTGAAGATGTTTGTGTAAGTACCTATCTTTCCACGATATATCCGTGACACTACCCAAGTGTATAGTGTCTGGATAGTTTGCCTTAGCTACCTTGATTGCATACTTATCAATCTCACTAGCGTAATAGCGGCATGGAATACCAAGTTTGTCAAGTGCAATCCGGGCACACGACATACCATCAAACAGAGAGAGAACATTTAACATAGAGTGTACTCCTATATAACAAACCCACTCGTATCTTTACGAGCATCACCTTTAGCTTTGAGTCCAACGATAACTCCTTTAGGATCAAGGAATCGTAAGTCATCTTGATCCCCATCAATTACTTCATACTGGATAGGCACATGATCCCATGCTGTACGTGGACCCCATATGTAGTGTTTAGGTACATCTTTAAACACAAAGGATACGTTACAACCATGCTCCATTGCCATCCAGCAATCCTTCATATTACTCTCACTTCTACTGAAAGTCAAGTAATAATTATGTGGCATGTTACCCCGTCCATACTGGTACGCACGTTTAGGTATCTTAGTGTAGTCGTAGAACTTTACATTAGGAAACTTATCCATGATACCTGTAGTCTCCCAAGGAAAGTCACTCGTGCCATTCAGCCGCACTGCTACTTTCATATTCTCACGTTCAGCCTTGGCTTTTAGTTTGTTGATATTGATCTCAAGTTCATGCATGAAAAGATCACGATGCTCCATAAAGTATTTAGCTTTCCTGATACGTGCTTGCTGTACACCAGACATCTTACCCCGTCCAGCAGTATACAAACAAGACTCGATACACCCCAACGAAGCACCGGCACACAAGTTGTACCCTGATACTTTATGTGGGGCAAGGTAGAGGATACCTGTTAAGTACCCTCGCTTCTGTCCCTTAACTGTCTTAGCATCGTTAGCTATTGTTAATAAAGACATTACATTACCTCCGATAAGTTAGCTTTGAAATGTAGGTCACGCTCTACACTTAGACCTAGACAACCTCGTACACTTTCCAAGTCAGATAACATTACGTAACCAAACTCAGGGCAACCACCGTCCATCCATCCAAAGAATCTCCAATCATCACCTTCTTTGTTACCCTCAGTAATATACCAAGTCCATGAGCTATCAGGCGTAAAGTATTTTGCAACGACAGGTATGTCTTCTGCTCCTGCACTGTCATGTGTACCTAAACCTGGCAGCTTCTTCTCGATTTCTTTTGTCATAAGTTTCATATTACTTCTCCTTATTTTACTGATTTAATTTTACCATCTTTCATAGTTACTTGAGCAAAGAACTCACGCCCTTGTCCAGTAATGTGAGGACGATTGGCTCCAGTTAGTGTACCATTTAACTGATACTCTGGCCCAAACATACTAGTCTCAATGAAGTTCAAAGGTTTACCGATACTTTCTTTGAGAACTTTTTTACTAGGGTAATTAAAGATAAGCATTGTTACTTTCCTTTCCAGAGAGATTGAAGTGCTAGTTGTTCATTTATCTGCGACTCAATTTCTTTGAGAGCGGGGATGGTATAGTCATCCTCATCAAATCCTAAGTCATGTGCATTTGCTTCTACAAACGCATCCTCTACAACTTTATCAATAAGTCTATAGATGTCATCGGTATAATCATAACACTCAATGCTATCTAATATCTTTTCGTTGGTGTCTTCAATTAGACCTTGATGTTGTGATAGTAAACTCATGCGTCTTCTCCATATTTAATATCGTTAATGATTGCGTCATGGTAACGCCAGCCTGTATCGTAATCTTCTAGGCTATCACAAAATTTAGTACGCCAGCCGCCAGCATCCCCGTTGCAACAAAGATGCCACCACGGTCTACTGTCAAAAGGTGAATGATAACCAAAGACATCACGTAATCTCACATGCCATGTATACCAAAGTGATTCCTTGATATACCTCATTATCCTATGGTATGTCAATCGCATATTACTTCTCCTTCTTAGCTTTACGTTTCTTAAGTATAAGCTTGACAATTCTCAAGCGTTCATTCTCTTGCTTGGTATTCAACCAAGGATGAAACGACAGTGCCTTACGTACATTCAACAACTCCCACGTAGGCCGACGATCCCATCTTGTTTCACATGCATTCATAACATCCTCCTACCATACAATACTAGCAGTAACAAGCATGATACATAAGATCAACAGCTTGATAACGTCAAGAAACTTTTCCCTGTTGTTACTCATAAGTGTTCTCCATTTCCTTTTCAATACATTCATACGTGAGTACAGTAGACTCACTAATCTGTCTTGTAAACTCTTCAGCAAAGATACGACAGTGATCTAGTTCTGCCATGTATCCAACGACAGTAGCAGTGCTGCTGAACCAATCAACTAAGACTAGCGCGTACATTACAACGTTTCTCCATCAACTACAATAGGTTGATCAGTCTCAATCCATACGTGTGCGCCACATGACAGTGGCTTGTCAGGACGGTACACAACTCGTGCATTACCTGTAAACTCTACGGTGTTACCGTATCGATTGTCCTTGTACGTCTTACAAGTCAACACTGGCATGTCTTCACCGTTCTTACGGTTAGACTTAATGACATGTTGGTTAACGTGAATGATACGCTTCATTACTTACACTCCTATACCTTTACTTGCCCAATACTTAGACACTACTTCGTTATACTTTGTAGCATCTTTAACAAGCATAACGTTATCGTTCCACCAACAAACCTTGGTAAAGTTTATAGACTGTTGCGTTGAATACACAAGTATATCGTTGAGTACTTGTTGTTCAAACTTAGATATCAACATAGTTTGTCTCCCATTTCTGTAACCAAACGTTATGACCTTTAGCTTTAAGAAACTCTAAAGCTTTGTCTGCTTCCCAACGACGATAGTACTTAGCTACTGCACTCTTTTCAGAAACGATAACGTACATAGTCATTTCATCTCTCCTTCTTAAAAGTAAGCCCAACGTTGACACGTTAGCTTGGGTTGCTTGGGTTCAAAACGTACACGCGCCGGTGTATACGTAGCGTCACCGACGATACTACGCCAATCAAACTGACGATAGTATGACATGGCCTCGATCCTAGTTACCTGAGGTAAGTGATGCTTGGACTTGATCGTCGCGGCGTCATGCGTACCGTCATCGTTACGAGTAATCGTACCGACTCTGATATCATTCCACGTCACAATAATGTGACCGTCGCGTTGATGATACCGTATTCTTGCCATGATGTACTCCAGTTACCTGAGGTAAGTGCAGAAAAAACCAGGAATTTTGACACGCCAAAGGGCTAGGCAATCAATGCGACTGCCTAGCACTTGGTTGGTGTTGGGGGTTTGGGTTAGGCGTTCAAGGTCTTTTCCATGTATTCCAGCAATTCAATGTTTCCAGACTTGAATTGTTCCTTTAATGCCTTGATCACTGCATTAATCCGCTCTTGTTCCTCAGTGGGGACCGCCTTAATTTCATCCTTGATTTGCGCCCATGTTGTGAGGGTGGATATATCCAAGGTCTTGAAAGCTTTCTTAGATTGCGATTTATACGTTTGGATTTTCTTGGGGGCTGGTGCGCCTTCCACCTTGATCATTTTATCCTCAGTAGCATCATATTCCTTGTATGCCCATCCAGCGCCTTCATAGAGGTCATTCCAAACCGTGTGAATGGTGACGCCACGGGATTGGACAGCCTTGGCAAGGTATACAGCCAGATCGTCCAAGGCTTTGGTACGATCACCGCCCATTTTTTCAATGGTTGCCTCAGTTTTCAGGACGTTTTCAAGAATGGTATTCATATCAGTCTCCATTGTTTGAGTTACCTAGGGTAACTGGTTATGTTGCGGTGCAATATTTTATTGTGCGGTGCAACATGGATTTTCGGGGTTCTTCCCCACCCCTTTTAGAGCATATTTCGGGGGCAGATACCATTGATACTTTTACATGGCTGGTATGCAGAAACTGCATAGGTAATGGCACGGGTTATGCATATGCAATATGTGTGCCAGTTTGTGGAATCGGTAGGGTTGCAAATGATAATCATTATCAACAACTTGGCATGGTAATTGCATGGCCGTATGATGACAATGATAATCATTCGCATCTAGATAGTTATTGCAACTGCGAAGCATTCGCAACTGCACCGGCGAGTTGCAATCGAGAATCATTCGCATCTAGACCGGCATTGCAATTGATAATCATTCTCAATGCCAGGCAATTCCATCTTTCTAGAACTATGGAAATGATAATGGTTCGCAAGTAAACGGTGTTGCTAGTGAGAATCATTCGCATTGCAATTGCGACTCATTCGCATCGGGGGAGTAAAGGGGTTGACCCCTCCCTAGCTTCTTTTTCTCACACCATCAAATTATCTCACAGAAATTCCATGCAGCCTTTATAGTTGACATAGAACAATATAAATGATATAATAGTACTATACAGATTAAGCAGATAACAATAAGTATATACTTCTGTTAATCTCTTAACTATAATTCCTTATCAATGTTAATCTTTGAAGTAACTACTTAGTGCGGCTAATGTAGGTATTTTCAATGCTCTACATAGATAGCTATTGACTTTAAATTTTAAGTATGTTATAATATACATACAATTGAAATTAAAAGTTAGGAGTAGAATAATGCTAAAGAGTCTTGTAGTCTCATTAGTAGTAATTCTTTTATCCGTATTTTCTATGCACGATGCGTATGGAAAAGAAAAAGGAAAAGCTTTTATAAGGTTTGTATGTTTTGAAAAGTCAGCTATTGATCGTTTAGTAGAAGCAGATAAAGTTAGTAGATACAAAGCATTACTAACATTTAGAACATTAGCACAATTTAATGCATGTGTTGTTGATACTACTGGACATGTTGTAAAAATTGAAAGAAGAATAGAAGAATATATGGATTCAGAGAACAAAAAGACTTTTGTTATAGTAATTAAAAATAGTCAAGGTCAAGAGTTTTATACTATTATTCAAGAACCTGATCGAGTATCAACTAAGGAACTTTCAGTATGACTTTACGTTACCCTGAACATAAAGAACTTCTTAAAGATTCCCGTAAACGATATAGAACTTTATCTTTGTTCAGAGAGTTTTACTTAAGTGAAGTCGAGCCACTATGGTCTTTACAAGATGAAGACCCACAAGATACACTACCTTCCCTTAAAAAATTATATATGGATATAGGCGATCCCACAGAATATGAGTTTGCTTTACAAGCTTTTGGTTCTTGGAAGCACTGGTTAAAGATTAAAAACTCTAAAGCTATTACAGCGTTTATTGAAGATTGGCCTATTGAACTAGAAGTAAAACTACGCTCTGAAGGTATCAAAGGCGTTATCAAAGAAGCTGAATCAGGTAAAGCTAAGTTTAATGCAGCTAAGTTTCTGGCTAATGCAGATTGGAAAAGTACTACATCTAAACGTGGCAGACCTTCTAAAGAAGAAGTTGAACGTGAGCGTAAAATAGCCGCCAAGCTTGACTCTGAGTTTTCACAGGATGCAGAACGTATAGGACTACAAGTTATTCAAGGGTCAAAGGACAATGGCAGCTAAAAAGAAAACTAAAAAGGATGCTTGTTACCATAAGGTAAAGTCTCGCTACACTAAGTGGCCCTCTGCTTATGCATCAGGTGCATTAGTACGTTGCAGAAAAGTAGGTGCTAAAAACTGGGGAAACAAATCAAAGAGTAAAAAATAATGGCTGATAAAAAGAATTTTAAACCTCATATGATGTACCCAAAACAGGGTAAAGGTAAAATGGCTAAGACTTATGCCGAACATTTAAAATTTAAAAAAATGGGATGGGGACATACAAAACCCAAAGTAAAAAAGAATGGCAGCAAAAAGAAAAAGTGATAGCCTTAAAAAATGGTTCTCACGTAACAATGGCAAAGGTTGGATTGATTGTAAGACAGGTAAACCTTGTGGGCGTAAGTCAGCTAAAAATTCTAGTAGAGCGTACCCAGCATGTAGACCTACTAAAGCACAGTGTAACTCAGCTATGAAAAAGAAAAAGGGACCAGCACGTATTAGTTGGAAAAAGAAAAAATGATTAAGATTAGTAAAGCTGCTCAAGTAAGTTCTGGTAAGTATAGAACTGCTAGATATAAAAGTGCTATTAAAAAAATACGTAATAAAAATTTAACAGCTTCTAAACTTATTAAACCTAAAAAAACACCAGATATAAACAAAAAGAAAAAGAAAAAGAAATGAGTTTAACGGAAGAAGATATTAAAGCTGCTGCTGAAGCTGACTTAGTTACCTTCATCAAGCTGGTAGCTCCACAGACCGTATTAGGTTCTGTGCATACTGAGCTATGCCGGTGGTGGACTAGGCAAGAAGCTAAACAGTTCCAGTTAATACTTCTTCCACGAGATCACCAGAAGTCCCGTATGATTGCTTATCGTGTTGCTTGGTATCTAACTAAACACCCTGACCATAGAGTTCTTTATATTTCTTCAACATCTAACTTAGCGGAGAAACAACTTAAGTTCATTAAAGATATCTTTACTTCTAAGATACATCGTCGTTACTGGCCTGATCATATACATCAGGAGGAAGGTAAACGTGAGAAATGGACAAACTCTGAAATCTCTTTGGACCACCCACTCAGGAAAACTGAAGGAGTACGCGACCCTTCTATATTCACTGCTGGCCTTACAACTTCTATTACCGGCCTTCATTGTGATGTGGCTGTCATGGACGATGTGGTGGTATATGAGAACGCGTATACTCAAGAAGGGCGCAACAAAGTCAAATCCCAGTATTCCCTGTTAAGTTCTATTGAAGGTGCAGATGCACACGAATGGGTTGTAGGCACACGTTACCACTCTAAAGATTTGTATAATGACTTGACAGAAATGCAAGAAGAAATATACGATGACGAAGGTAATGCTATTGACTACGAACCTATCTATGAAAAGTTTGAACGCCAAGTAGAAGACCGGGGTGATGGTGTTGGTGAGTTTTGTTGGCCTCGTCAACAACGTGGTGATGGTAAGTGGTTTGGTTTTGATCGTAAGATACTTGCACAAAAACGAGGCAAGTACTTAGATAAGACACAGTTTTTTGCTCAGTATTACAACAATCCTAACAACCCTGATGGTCTTGGTATATCTGTTGATAAGTTTCAATACTACGATAAGTCGTACCTTACTCGTAGTAATGGTATCTGGTACTTTAAAGGAAACAGGTTAAACGTTTACGCTGCTATTGACTTTGCTTTTTCTTTGACTAAGAAAGCTGACAGTAGTGCATTAGTTGTTATTGGAGTTGATGCACATGGAAACTACTATGTCTTGGATATTGAACGTTTTAAGACAGATCGTATTAGAGACTACTACGATACGATTCTTCGACAGCATGTTAAGTGGGACTTCAGAAAGATACGAGCCGAAGTTACCGCTGCACAAAAAGCCATTGTACAAGAATTAAAAAATGCGTATATACGTCCTAACGGTTTAGCTTTATCTATTGATGAGCATAACCCTACAAGACACTCCGGGTCTAAAGAGGAACGTATACGTGCAATACTAGAACCACGTTACGATAACCTAAGTATCTGGCATTACCAAGGAGGCAACTGTCAAATACTGGAAGATGAACTGACGCAAGAGTATCCACCTCACGATGACGTTAAGGATGCTCTTGCTTGTGTTATTGAAATAGCTGTTATACCTACACGGGCAGGATTACAATCACACGAAACTAGAAACAATATTATTTATAATACTAGGTTTGGAGGAGTATCAGCACGTTATGGTTAAGCGTACATACACAACAGAACAATCAGGAACATCAAGTACAAATAGATTTGTACAACGTAATTACATTCCAACAAAAGTTGTAACGGGTGCAACTACTACTCCTGCAAAAGTACAACCTAATCTTACAGGTAAACGTAAGCTTCCTGTACCAGCAACTGACGGAGATAGTCAAACTGGAACTATGCCTGATCCATTTGATGTTACTACTTTATCAGATAAAGAGTTAACTAATGTGGCTAAATCTGGGTTTACTGGAGGGTTTTTTGGACCCGGAGCAATTATGACAGGAATAGCTAGTGCTGCTATTCCCGGTGCAGCTTTGCTTGCTGCCGCTGGACGTGGAAATAATATGTATAACGCTAGACAAGAAATTAAAGCTAGATTAACAACTCCCGGTCTTAGAACAGGTGAAGAAGATTTGATAGTTGATCCACCTATGTCTTCAAAAGAAACAGCAAGAGAAATGAAAGAAATTAACCAAAGAGAAACTTTACAAAATAGAGGTTATGGTAATAATGAAGATGCTGTAGGCGCAAATCCTGAAGCTGATGATCTTGGACCAGATTCAGGACAAGGTGATACTGAAGCTACTTGGGGTGGTTGAGGAGTAAATCATGGCTGGTCGTACACAAGACTTTTCAGAGTTTATAGGCACACCTGATGCTTTAGCAAACGCTATTGCTAATAGGTTTCTTGACTACGAAAAGTATCGTCGTAGTTGGGTAGAAGAAAAGAAAGAGCTACGTAACTATCTGTTTGCTACAGATACTACACGTACTACTAACTCTACTTTACCTTGGAAAAACTCTACGACAACACCCAAGCTTACACAGCTACGGGATAACCTTCACGCTAACTACATGGCTGCATTGTTTCCTAATGACGAATGGTTATTGTTTGAAGGAGATGATGAAGACTCAGAAGCTGAAGAAAAACGTAAAGTTATTTCTTCGTATATGATGAATAAATTACGAACTAGTAATTTTATTAATACTGTTAGTTCTATGATTTATGATTATATAGATTATGGAAATGTTTTTGCAACATCTGAATATGTAAACGAAACTCAAATTGATGAAGATACTGGAGAAGTTTTACCGGGATATGTTGGGCCTAAAGCTATTCGGATTAGTCCTTACGATATTCTTATTAACCCTACTGCTCAAAATATTGAATACTCTCCTAAACTTTTACGCACTATAAAATCTTTAGGAGAACTAGCAGCAGACATACAAGACCATCCAGAAAAAGGATACCTAACTAAAGTTTTTGATGGAGTTATTAACACACGTAGGAACTTTCAAGGTATGTCTGCAACTGATTTCCATAAATCAGAAGGGTATGAAATTGATGGTTTTAGTAACATTATTGATTATTATAATTCAGGGTATATAGAAATACTGGAACTGCATGGTGACATTTACGATATTGAAACAGAAACACTTCTTAAAAATAGAATCATTACTATTGTTGATAGGCAACGAGTCATTCGTAATGTCCGTAATCCTAGTTATAGGGGTAATAGTATTCGCCATGCTGGATGGCGTTTACGACCTGATAACCTTTATGCAATGGGGCCACTAGATAATTTAGTAGGTATGCAGTACAGAATTGATCACCTTGAAAACCTTAAGGCTGATGTCTTTGATTTAATTGCACACCCAGTAATGAAAGTAAAAGGTTTCGTAGAAGACTTTAACTACGGTCCTGGTGAAAAAGTATTTGTAGGTGAAGACGGTGATGTTGATATGATCCGTCCAGATACTACTGCGCTTAACGCAGATATGCAAATACAAATACTAGAAAACAAAATGGAAGAAATGGCTGGCGCACCTCGTCAAGCTATGGGTATTCGTACACCTGGTGAGAAAACTGCATTTGAAGTACAGACACTAGACAATGCAGCTTCTCGTGTCTTCCAAAACAAAGTAGCTTATTTTGAACGTAACTTTCTTGAGCCACTACTAAATGATATGTTGGAGTTGGCTCGACGTAACATGGAGATTAGTGATGTTGTTAGAGTTGTCGATGATGAGTTTGGTGCGGCTTTATTTGAAACTATTACTCCTGAAGACCTTGCTGCGCGTGGAAAAATACGACCAGTGGGTGCCAGGCATTTTGCAGCGAAAGCTAACCAATTCCAAAACCTCCTTAATCTCCTCAATAGTGCCGTTGGCCAAGACCCTGCTGTCAACGTGCATATCTCTGGAATCAAACTAGCAACGGTTGTAGAAGAACTATTAAACATTGAAAAGTTTAATCTTGTACAACCTAACATACGTGTAGCAGAACAATTAGAAACGCAACGTATGATGAACGCTGGTCAGCAACAAATGGATCAAGATGCTGTTGTTAGTGATGAAATGCAAGGAGAACAAGAGTTAATGGAACAACAACAACAAATGGGTTGACTTTAAAATATTAATATGCTATAATAGTAGTACAGATTAAATGAAAGGAATCTGGTAAAGATGAATGTTAAGTGGACTTCACATATTAAAGATGCACAACAAAGAAAAGATTTTGAAGCCTACGTTAGAAATTCATCAAGTGTACTAGAGCGTTTAACAGATATAATTAATACTAAAGTTGACGCTCTAGATTGCCCTGCTTTTGATCCAGACTATGAAGATGCTGCATGGGCGTATAAGCAAGCTGATCGTAATGGACAACTACGAGCTTACTTAGATATATTAAAGTTGACCGACTTAACCACAGAGAAAGGCTAGACAATGGCTGATGTATTTGAATCGACTAAAGAAACAGAAGTAAAGTCTGAAGAAGGCTATCTAAGTAAAATTGTAGGTGATGGAAATAAATATGCTAATGTAGAAGAACTTGCTAAAGGCGCAATACATGGCAATGAGTACATTCAAAAACTAGAAACAGAAATGTCTGAACTACGTGGCGAACTTGACAAAAGGGTCACAGCAGAAGAAATGGTTCAGCAAGTTAAAAGAGAGACAGCGGAACAACAAGCTTTAGCTCAAAGAACTTTGGAGAACACCACTCCTCAGTTAGATGACGAAAGACTGTCCCAGCTTATCTCTACCACCATTGAACAGAAGAACACACAACAAGTTGCTCAACAAAATATTTATAACGTTGATCAACGAATGAAAGAAATATATGGGGTTGACAAAGCCGCTGAAGTTGTGCAACAGAAAGCTAATGCTATGGGAGTTTCTGTAGATAAATTAGCCGACATTGCAGCCTCTTCACCAGAAATGTTCTTTAACGCAATTGGTGTATCTCAAGGAACAGGTAGTCAACCTACTCCTGCTCCTACAGTTGGTACGACAAATACCGAAGCTGTACAAACTATGAATAGTGGACAAAAGATTGAAGAAGGAACTTGGGAAGCTTTTGAACAACTACGTAAGTCAAACCCAAAAGAATACTTTAAACCTTCTGTCCAACAAAAACTATTCAAAATGAGAGAAGAGAAAGGTCAAGATGGCTTTTATAAACGTTAATCTAACTTTAAAGGAGAAAGTAAATGGCTATGGAAACTGGTAATTCAGGGCATCTAATCCGCTCTGAAATCTGGTCGAGTCAACTTAAAGAGGTTCTTGAAGATGAACTGATGGCTCAGACCTATGTTAACTGGATGAACGATTTTCCAGATGGAGACACGTTCACCATTCCTTCAGTTGGTCAAGCAGTAACGGATGACTATTCTGAAAACTCCGCAGTTCAGTACCGCGCTCTAGACACTGGTGAGTTCCAGTTCTCGATTGATCAGTACAAGTCTTCGGGTCACTACATTACAAACAAAGCAAAGCAAGATGGTTTCTGGATGAGCCAGCTTGTATCTTCGTTTGTACCGAAACAGGCTCGTGCTATTATGGAAGCACTTGAAGTTAAAATTATGGGTCTTCAAGGGAACCAAACTGCTTCTGCTGCAAACGCAATTAACGGTGCAGACCACCGTTTTGTAGCTACTGGCACAAACGAAGTTATCACGGTTAATGACTTTGCTAAAGCTCGTTATGCTTTGAAAAAGGCTAACGTTCCTGATACTGACCTTATTGCTATTGTTGATCCGTCTGTTGAGTACACGCTCAATACTTTGACGAACATTGCTAACATTAGTAACAACCCACGTTGGGAAGGTATCGTAAGTGAAGGCATCGCTACTGGTATGAAGTTTGCTAAGAACGTCTACGGTTTTGACGTTTATGTCAGTAACTATCTTGCTGATGCAAACGAACAGATTGGTGGTTCGGGTCCAACAACTGCTGCTGGAAAAGCAAATATGTTTTTCTCTGCTTCGTCTGATGTTCTACCTTTTGTTGGTGCTTGGCGGCAAATGCCACAAGTCGATTCAGAGTATAACAAAGACTTCCAGCGTGAAGAGTATGTTACTACGGCTCGTTACGGTGTTAAGCTTTACCGTCCTGAAAACCTTGTTTGTGTCCTCAGTGACACTGACCAAGTTTAAGGGAGGAACTTGATATGTCTGCTAACGAATTTTACACTAACGCTGATGGACTCAACATTCGTTTTGGTCTTGAAAAAGCTACGGCGCATAAAGAAGGACGTTTCAGTACTTCTGGAGATACGCACCAACATGTAACAAGCATTGTAGGAACTGACCTTGGTTCTTCCGCTGCGTTGGTTAGTACTCACCCAGTTGTCGGTATTCCTGATGGAGCGCACATTGTTAGTGCTACCCTTTACGTTACGGAAGCCTTTACTTCAGGTGGTTCTGCTACTCTGACAATGGGTGTCTTTAACGATGATGGTGATGGTACGTTCTCTGTCAATGATGCTGATGGAATTGATGCAACGATTGCTATTACGGCAATTGACGCTATCGGGGATCATGTAGCATGTGACGGAGCATTGGTTGGTTCTGGTGCTGCTAACATTGCAGGAACTGGTGATCGTCCAGTGTTTGTTTGTGCAAACTATGCCACGGCTGCATTTACCGCTGGTAAAGCTGACTTGGTAATTGAGTACCGTAAATAAACTATAAGATTGGGGAGGGCTTCGGTTCTCCCCAGTTTTACTTGTTAATCTTGAGGGTATCTTATGACAGTTAACCATAAAGATTTAACAGGAGCATCCCTCCATGAATCCAAAGGAGTTGCTAGTGCTTCTGCTCACAATGTATATGTAGCTAATGGCTCTGGCTCTGGTACATGGGAAAAAATAGATAAAGACGCAATCAATACTTCTAGTGTTAAAAATCTTAACAAATCTTATTTAACATATACTATTCCTGATATTTCTACAGCGGGTTCACACTTTGTTGTTACTCCTATTGCTGGCGATATAAATAAAATTTTCTCAACAATTAACAACGCAATTACGTCTGCAAACTGTGGTTTAACTTTTGAAATAGGAGGAACAGCAGTTACGAATGGAGCAATTACTATTGCTCATTCTGGTTCTGCTGCTGGTACTGTAGATAGTTCTACTCCTAGTGGGCAAAAAACTTTAACCGCAGGACAAGCTATAGAAATTATTACTGATGGTGCAAGTTCTACTGCGTGTAGAGGCACTATAACTTTTGAGTTGGATGTAAGCTAATGGCAAAACTTACTCTTACAGATTTAACTAGTCTTACATCAAATGAAACTACAGCAGTAAACCAAATTAATGCTAACGGTGCATTAATAGAAGCTGCACTAGAAAATACTTTAAGTAGAGATGGAACAACTCCAAACAGCATGTCTGCTGATTTGGATATGAATAGTAATAATTTAATTAATGTAAGTAATATTACTTTAGCTAGTGGTTCAGCTTTATTTGATGGAGCTATAGAATACAAGTATGATACTAGTACGTCTATGGCTGATCCTGGTACTGGAGAAATTAGATTTAACCATGCTACAATTGCAAGTGCAACAAATATAGCTGTTTCTAATGCTACTAATGCTTCTGGTAATCCTGACATATCCCCGTTTATTGTAACATGGGATGATAGTACTAATACAATTAAAGCTACGTTAACCATCCGTGAAACAGGTTATCCTCAAAACTTTGCTGTGTTTAGTATTACCGGAACAATTACTGATAATACATCTTGGTTGCAAATACCTGTAACACATGTAGCATCAGGAGGATCGTGGTCTAGCGCAGACGTACTACGTGTTTCATTTGTTAGATCAGGAAACGTAGGTCCACAAGGAACAGCAGGATCAACTGGCGCACAAGGAATACAAGGCATACAAGGACCAGCTGGCGCAACAGGTGCTGCTGGCCCTGTGGGTATTGGTTTAGCATTAGCATTAGGCTAGGAGATTAAAATGGCAGACGTATTAAAAAGTGTAGGGTACGCGGTAGTCCACTCAGCTATCACCGATTCTGCAAATAGGGCATTGGTTGGTACATCCAGCAAAGCCTACACAATTATTGGATTACAAATTGCAAACATCCATGCAACGGATGCTGCAACGCTTGAGTGCAAAATTGACAGTTCAGCGGGAACCGATAGCACCATCGTCAAGGACATTAGTATTCCGGTTAAGGATACCTTGAGTCTATTGCAGGGAGGCAAGCTGGTGTTGAATGCTTCAGACGTTCTCAGGATGAAAGCAGACGCAAGTTCAAAACTGGAAGCAACGATTAGTTATCTAGAACAGGACGTGTAATATGTCAGGTTTTTTAACGGGGAACATAACAAACGTACAAGCATCTCAGATTTCCAATGATGCTATAGATAGTCAACACTATGTGGACGGTTCTATTGATACTGCCCACATTGCTAATTCAGCAATAACGACTGAAAAAATTTCTGCTAGTTTTGCATCTGACAAAGATATAAGGGCGTTAGCTCTTGAGATGGCAGACGTTAAAGGTGTAGCGTTAAACTTTGCGAATGGTCAAGCTGACCCCTTCGACAGTGACACGATGGGTACTAAAGCAGGGGCCACAACGCTCTACGATGCTACTAATGACTATTATCACAATCCCGATTTTGAAGCTCTTGTTTCCGATGACTCTACAACGTGGGGTTCTCAAGCTCATATCTTGGGCGGCGGTGCAACAACTGGTCTTAATCCTGAGTCTGTTGATTTAGCAAACAGTGAC